TGCCCACCACGTGCACACCCACCTTACGGTGGGTGTGTCCCTGAGGCCCAGGCAGACTAGCAATCTGCCTGGTAGCGGGGAGAGGGCACCCAAATTCTGCTACTAGACGAGAGATCATAGTTAAACACCGCTATCTTGCGGCACCCTAGGATCCAAGACTTGCCCGACAGTTGAGAATCGCTTTCCTGGCTATGCCAGAGATTGAGATTAACTTCTGAAGGGCTTAGAGTCTCGGGGAGGGTGGCTTAACAGCAGCTTAACTATGGACTCAATCCAGTAGTGAGCGTTTGGGACCTCTAACCGATAACTCTCTTCTCCATGTTCAACCACCTTGGTTAGTGTAGGACTTGGTCTAAGAAGACTTCCCTGAGGTCTAGCCGACCGAGGGAGCTATTGAGTCGTTAAACGACTCGTAGATCCTCCGGGCGGTGCGTCCCGATAATCCGCCTCCCTAGCGTCGCTTAAAAGCGAACGCCAAGGCTAGGGCGGAATTAAAAGGACGCGCAGAACTCGGGTTAGAGTCCCTTAGAGCCGCCTACGCGACCCAAGGCGTATCTTGGACACAATGCAGGAACTTACCGATTGTCAGCCGCTACCTTCATCTGGTTCAGACCCTAGGGGTCGAGTCCGCGCTTAAGGAGCTTAAAAACTTCTCAAGCAACCACAGGAGCTAGTGGATCTTGCTTAACGCAGGACCTACTAGCGCGTAACTTTCCTTCATAGGAAGGTCACTTCCTGTGGGGACTCTGAATCAGACGAAGTTGGCAGTGGTATAGCACCACGCTGACTATCTATAAGTACACCACACCCCAAAGGAGATTCTCGAGAAAGCATCCTCATGGGCCGAGAACTGGGCGAAACGTCACTGTTACAGTGCGGATCGACTAGCCTCGCCAGACCTCCCCACCCTCTCAGCTTGCACAGAGTCAACTGTGTCGGCCGGAGGGTTAAGGGGGTATGTGTAGTCCTTGGGTTAACACCCAGAGGCTTACACCCATGTCGAATAGCTCTATCAAGAACTTCCTCCCTAGGATGTGGAGTCACTTTGCCTTGACATGAGCCTACTGCTGCACGGGCGAGATCAATATTACTCGGGATCTAAACAATCCTTTGTAAGTTGCCTCACCGAGCGCGGGCTGAAAACTCGTGTCATAACAAAGTCTCCTGCCGCAATGCACCTTTTAGGACACGTGGTGCGAAAGTGAATACTTGCAGGCCTACGTCGCGATCCCGTCAGCTAAAGCCCTCTCATCGGAGTTTCCGACGAGAGTGTCTTCTAGCGTCTGGTTGGGGCTGAAGTCGAGACTTGCGTCTCGACCGACCTTACTAGAGCTAGTGACCTTTTACCACTTGACATGGTAAAAGCGATAGTTGACGGTCTTGCGGCGTCAGGCAACTTCACCTAACTGGAGATCGACGCACTCAGGGTGTGTACAACACACCAAGAGCTCGTCTACCCAAAAGGTTCAGAACTCCCCACCATTAGGTCCCAACGTGGGATCCTAATGGGACTCCCCACTACGTGGGGGGTCCTCTCCCTCG